GCTGAGCGTATTTTCCTGCACTTCAGATAAAAAGTGCTAGGGTAGGTTTATGCCAAATCCAGCAAAACCGCTCGAAGTAAAACGAGCCACAGGAAACCCCGGACAGCGCAAGCTGCCTTCCCTAAACGACACCTTTGAATTAGAAGCAGGCTACGTTGAGCCTCACGCCGAACTAGGCGAAGCAGGCATGAAGCTTTGGGACAGAGTCTTCGCAGCAGGCAAGACTTGGGTGAGCAGAACTGACGTCGAAGCACTGATGATTGTGTGTAAGCAACTTGACCGACAGGTAGTGCTAGAAGATACGTTCAAAGCAGACCCGACAGACTTTCACGTCGCAAGACAATTACTAGAACTAGAAAAGCAGATTATGTCAGGACTCGGCGTACTCGGCTTTACTGTTGACAGCCGAAGCAAACTAGGACTTGCGGAGATAAAGGCAAAGAGTGCGTTTGAGCAGTTGATGGCTGAAAGGAACTAATGTTTCCTCCTCAGTGGTTGACTCCTGTTCCGCAGGAAGCGATGGATAGAGGCGACGGTGAATTTATCGCTCGCTTTGCTGACGCATTCGCAACAATCACTAAAGACTCAGTAGCGGGTAAGTCAGGCTCACCGCTTGTTCTGCGTGAGTGGCAGAGAGAACTACTCAAGCACATCTTCGCAAGAGACGAAGACGGACTGAGACACCGCATCTCGCTAGTAGGCGTTCCGCGTAAGAACGGTAAGTCTGCGCTCGGCTCTGTCATTGCTGCCTTTGCTTTGATGGATGTAAAGACACAGGGTGCTGAGATTTACTCGGTAGCTGCTGACCGTCAACAGGCAAAGATTGTCTTTGAAGATACCAAGCGCATGATTCAGAACAGCGAGCTTGCCGAACACTGCGAGATATTCAGAGACCACATTCGCGTACCTGCAACCAACAACATCTACAGAGTTTTATCTGCAGACGCTCCTAGACACGAAGGTTTGTCACCGACGCTAGTTCTGTTTGACGAATTGCACGCACAGCCGTCACGAGACCTGTTTGATGTTATGTCACTGGCTCAGGGTGCGCGAGGAAAAGCAGCAACGATGGTCGCAATCACAACCGCAGGTGTCAAGACAGAGACTCGGACAGGCAAGGACTCTATTGCCTACACGCTTTACAACTACGGCAAGCGCATTGTCACAGGTGAGATAGAAGACCCGACATTCTTTATGGGATGGTGGGAAGCGCCTGACACATCAGACCACCACTCAGAAGATGTCTGGAAGATGGCAAACCCCGGCTTTGATGACATCTGCGCTAAGTCTGACTTTGAATCAGCGGTTCTCAGAACACCAGAAGCAGAGTTCCGCACTAAAAGATGCAATCAGTGGGTGTCTAGTCAGCAAGCATGGCTTCCTAATGGCATGTGGGATGAGTTAGAAGCTGAAGACGTAGAGATAACGCCTGACGAAGAGTATGTACTCGGCTTTGACGGCTCTTACGCTAACGACAGCACCGCTGTTTGCGCTGTGACAGTGCCTGCCGAGGGTGAAAAGCCAAAAGTAAAGCTAATCAAGGTGTGGGAGAAGGACTTTGGCGTTGATGATGACTCTTGGCGAGTAAAGATAGACGAAGTACGCGACACAATTATTGAATACGTGCAAGAAAACCCGCTTTGTCGAGAAATAGCTTGCGACCCATACCGTTGGGCGTCTATGATGCAAGAGTTACAGGAAATGGATTACCCGATAGTTGAATACAAGACCAACTTGCTGTCTCTAATGATTCCTGCAACGCAAAAAGTGTTTGAGGCAGTAACAGAAAAGAAGTTTGTTCACGATGGAGACCCAGTACTCGCTCGTCACGTGGACAACTGTGTAGTCAAGATAGATGCGAAGGGACAGCGGGTTACAAAAGAGTCTTCTACTAGCAAAAAGAAGATTGACGCTGCGATTGCATTTATTATTGCGTATGATAGGGCTACACAAGGTAGAATAGATGAAGGAGTGCCTGAGTTCTTTGTATAGGCGGTTATGGTAGCTAACATTTTACAGATTGCAGGAGCAATCAGCATCACAGCGGGAGTAGCAGTTATATTTCCGCCGGCAGGAGCGATTGTCGGAGGCGCTTTCGCAATTTTATTCGGTTTAGGCTTGGAGCGTAGGTAATGCTAGGAAATCTTTTTTACGGTGACCCTGAGGAGCGTGCAATATCGTTCCAGACTGTCTGGGGAAGCGGAGACCAGCTAGAACTACAGACTGGCTCAGCCACATTGGTCAACGAAGACACTGTCTTTCAGGTAAATGCCATCTTTTCGGCAGTTAGCCTCATTTCAGACACTATTTCTACACTCCCTCTAGACTCCTACATCCGCAGAGACGGTGAGCGCTTTGCATTCCGCCCTCGCCCTGCTTGGGTACAAAAACCAGATGTAGACACCACCAAAGAGGCTTTCTATGGCTCTGTAATCGTCTCTTTGCTGTTAGATGGCAACGCATTTATCCGAGTATTCAGTAACAGACAGGGTGAAATCGTCAACCTAGTCGTTTTGAACCCTAAAGACGTCGAAATTCAGCGAAATGGCGTTGGAAGAGTCATGTTTAGGGTCGAAGGCGAGAAGAAACTGCTTTCATCGGACGAAGTTATCTTCATTCCTGACGTAGTACGCCCCGGAAAGATTCGCGGAGTCTCAAGAGTAGAGGCTTTGAAGGAAAACTTTGGTCTAGCCATCGCTTTGGAGAACTACGCAGCTAAATTCTTCGGTCAAGGCACTCAGACAAGCGGAATTATCGAATATCCGGGCAAATTGACTCAGGAACAGGCTCAGAACCTGCAACAGAGCTTCGATATCCGCCACAAGGGCTGGAAAAAGTCCCACAAGACCGGAATCTTGTCAAACGGAGCTACTTACAAGCCAACAAGCGTTTCAAACGACCAAGCTCAGTTCATTGACAGTCGCAGAATGGCTGTTGAGGACGTCGCAAGGGCTTTCAACATCCCGCCACACCTTTTGGGACTACCGGGAACAAACTCTTACGCCTCAGTAGAGCAGAACAACCTTGCATGGGTAACACACTGCCTACGTCCTATCGTGCAGAAGCTAGAAGGCGCTCTCAGCCCGCTTATGGCACGTTCTAACGGCGGAGAGAACGCATTTATCAAGTTCACCCTAGACGGCTTGCTAAGAGCCGACATAGAGGCGCGTAACCGCTCATACAGCACTGGACTACAGGCTGGATACCTCACAATCAACGACGTACGTCGCTTTGAAGACCTTTCGCCTATTGACGATGCATCTGCAAACACAGTTCGCGTGCCTTTGGCTAACGTAAACGTAGAAGCAGCTGACCTAAGCGCAACATCACAGCGCGTCGACATGGTTAGCAAGCTTGTACAGGTTGGTTATGACCCGAACGAGCTTCTAGAAGCATTTGAGTTGCCAAGCATCGGTCACACAGGCGTACCTAGCGTTCAGCTACAACAAACCGTACAACTTGACCCTGAAGACCCTCAGGCAGCTTACGATGTAGGAGGCGACAATGCCAATAACTAATGGGACACAGTCAGTCGGCACTGCAGCCTCTCAAATAAATGGTGTATCTGTTTACCAGTCACGCATTATTATCCACAATAACGATACAACGAAAGATTTGTTTATCGGTGGCGAAAATGTAAACACTAGCAACGGAATTCCAGTAGGCAAACTGCAATATATTGAAGTTCAGTTACCGCCGATGGAAACCCTTTACATGGTTAGCTCAGGTAGTAGCCATTCAGTTTCTTGGATGAAAGTAGAGCAAGACTAATGCCATACTTTGTAACTAACGAACATCCAGATTGCTCTAATTGGGCAACTGTAAAAGAAGATGGCGAGCTAGTTGCTTGTCATGAAACCGAGCAGGATGCCATTGACCAAATGGTAGCTGTCTCACTAGCAGAGGAGATTGAACCCGGTGGTACTTACAATGGGGAATTCAGGGCTGCGCCGGACGAACTCGAAGTCGGAGATTTCGTCAGGTGGCAAAGCGGAGGCGGTACAGCGCAAGGCAGAATCACTCGTATCGTCAGAGACGGAGAAATCAACGTCCCAGACTCAAGCTTCACAATCGAAGGCACGCCAGAAGACCCAGCAGCCCTCATCAGGCTCTACAGAGAAGGCGAAGACGGTTGGGAAGCCCAAGACCAAGAAGTCGGACACAAGTTCTCAACGCTCCGCAAAATCGAAGACCTCAGAGAACTCCCAGACAACTACAGACCAGCTCTAGCAGAAGACGTTCCTGAAGGCAGGGCTTGTGGCAACTGTTTCTTCTACAACGAAGCCATGGTCAGTGAAGACGGTGAGCGAGCTTGGTGTGAACGCTGGCAAGAGTATGTAGAGGGAGACCACTACTGCAATGCTTGGCAACCATCAGAAGAAGCCAGAGAACTAAGAGACGTAAACCTTGACCCGCCCGCCTACATGAGAGCAGCAGCTCGCAGAGGCTTGCGGTATTACGAAGATGGGCTAGGTGGAGATGGTCTTACCCCTAAGACTGTTAGAGAAGCTAGGGCAATGGCAGCAGGCAACGTTACCGCAGACAAATGGGTACGTATTGCTGCATGGATTGCAAGACACATGGATGACCTCGATGCACCTGCAGCAAACCCTAGCAATGATGACTTCCCTAGCGCTGGTGTAGTAGCACACTTGCTTTGGGGAAGCGGAGTAACAAAGAGAGCTGCTGAAAGAACCATGAAGTACGCAGAAGGCGTTGTTGCTAGACTAGAAGAAGAGAATAGAGAGCTGGTAAGCGTGGAGGCTAAAGAGATGGCAAAAATCGAAACTCGGTTGATGGTATCGCCTTTTGAGGTGAGAGACAACGGAGAGGGCATGACCTTTACCGGTTACGCTGCAATATTCAACAGTCGGTCAGAGCCACTTCCTTTCCGCGAGAAGATTGCTCCCGGTGCTTTCAAGCGCTCACTTCGCGCACGCAATGACATCAAGCTTCTGTGGAATCATGACGCAGGGCAGGTACTTGGTTCTAGCAGAGCCGGAACTCTAAGACTTGAAGAAGATGGCTACGGACTACGCGTAAGCGCAGACCTACCTGACACTCAGCAAGGGCGCGACGCAGCCTACCTAATCAAGCGCGGAGACGTAAATGCAATGTCATTCGGTTTCTCCGTACCAGCTGGTGGTGACGACTGGAGTAGCGATGGCATGGAAAGAACGCTAAACTCAGTTAGGCTACATGAAGTAAGCATCGTTGCATTCCCCGCTTACAGCGAGACTGCAGGAAAGACTATGGTGAGAAACTTGGACGAGATTGCTAAGAGAGCAAATGTAAACGTTGATGACCTATCAGACGCTCTGCTGAAGATAGAGGTCGGCGAAAACCTAAGCAAAGAAGATGCAGAAGTTTTGACATCGGTCATCAACGACCTATCTCCTGAAGAGGAAAAAGAGGTCGAAGGCGCAGAGCCTGAACTAAATGCAGATATGCTAGAGCTAAAGAAGCTTAAGCTAAAGCAACTAATCGAAGGAATCTAATGGCTACCAAAGATGAAATCAAAGCAGCAATCCTAAAAGCTGCAGGCAACCCTGAGTCCGGCGTCGTATTCAAAAACGTAGACGCATGGGCAGAAGCAGTTGTAGCGCTAGACGCTCCTACCAAGTCAGTGAAAACTGAGGAGAAGAGCGCACCCGCGAAAGAAACGCGCATCGTCGCAGCCGACGAAACTCGCTAGCGTTTCCCCTCCTAGTTCTTACCCTTTCTACTAGGAGGGTTTCGCACGCCCTTTTGGGGTACATGCTCCTGTAGAATAAGTACAACGGATGTGAGTCAGCTCTGCCGTCAAGTTCAGTTCTGCGTCAACGCGACTGGAAACTGTAAGTACCAAATTATAGGAGATATATAAATGTCTGAGTTCATCAAATCTCAGCAAGAACTCCGCGCTAACCTAACGCTGCAGATTCGCGAAGCAATTGACGCAGCCGAAGAGCGTGGCGGTTTAGACGCTGAGACAACTGAGAAGATTAACCGCATCGAAGCCGACATCCGTCGTGCTGACGAGGCAATCGAAATCGCACAGCGCAACGAAGAGCGCTCTGCACAAGCAACCGAAGCTGCTAGGGAGTTCAACCCTTCAGTAGAGACTGCTTCATCCGACGAGGATGCACTACGCGCAATCTTGAACGGCGAGAGTCGCTCACACACTTTTGAGAAGCGCACCATCGTGTCATCTGACAACACCGTACCAAAGAGCTTCTACGACGAGGTATTCTCCGTAGCACGTCTTGCTGGTCCGATGTTGGACGTTTCTGAGGTCATCAACACCGCTTCTGGTGAGGACTTGACCATCCCAACCTTGACTGCATACTCAACTGCAACCATCAAGGGTGAGGGTTCAGCAATTGCTGACAGCGAGCCAACCTTCAGCTCAATCACCTTGGGTGCATACAAGTACTCATTCCTAGTACCAGTAAGCAACGAGTTGCTCACCGACGCTGGCTTCAACCTCTCAAGCTTGATTGCTGAGCAGGCTGGTAACGCTATCGGCTTCGGCGTAAACTCAGGTCTAACTGGCGGAACTGGAACTGTTGAGCCAACAGGTGTAGTAACAGCATCTGGTGCAGGCGTAACTGGTGGAACTGGCGTTACAGGCGCATTCACCGCTGACGACCTAATCACCCTTCAGTACACCCTTGACGGTGCTGCAAGGCGTCTACCGGGCGTTGCTTACATGGCAAACGGCTCAACCATTGGCGCAATGCGTAAGCTAAAGGACGATGCAGGTCAGTACTTGTATCAGGTCAACGTTGGAAACCCAGACAGCTTTGCTGGATACAACGTAGTTGAGAACCCAGCTATGGATGACGTTGCAGTTGACGCAAAGAGCGTGCTGTTCGGTCACCTACCTTCATACAAGGTAAGAATGGCTGGCGGTCTACAGATTGCACAGTCAACCGACTACGCCTTCAACCAAGACGTAACCACCTTCCGCGTGCTAATGCGCGTTGATGGAAACCTGACCCACGCTGGTCACATCAAGAGCTTCGTTGGAGCAGCTAGCTAATCTAACGAAATAAGCTGAGAGGTGGGAGTCGCAGGTTGCTCCCACCTCTCTTTTTATGTATGCTGTAGGCATGGGTAAAAAAGGACATCCTGCATCCGAGGAAAAACTAAACGGAACAGTAACCGTATGGAGCAACTCTTACGGCACACCGACTGGCTACGGAATACAAGCCACATATCTAATTGACAGACTAAAGAAACATGGCGCAAACACTGCCATGCTTTCTAACTATGGTCATCAGGGACAAATAAGCACAATCACAACTCCTTATGGCGACGTAGAACACTTTCCAATGGGCGTGCAATCCTATTCGCAGGACGTAGCGCCGATAGACCACATGAGCTTTGCTAAGCGCTTTCCCCAGAACGACGTAATGATTACGCTGTATGACACTTGGGTTCTAGAAAGCTCTTGGTACGACAAGTTGAACAAAATCGCATCTTGGACGCCTCTAGACCACGTCACAATGCCAAAGAAGGTAGAGGCTTGGCTCAGGAGGGCAAACGTAACGCCTATCGCAATGTCGCCATTCGGTTCGCGTCAGATGGAAGAAAAAGGCATTGAGCATCACTACATTCCGCATGGTGTAGAAACAAAGGTGCTAAAGCCTACTGACATGATGCCTAATGGTCAGCACGTCAGAGACTACATGCAGACAGGAGAAAAGTTTGTTGTTGGAATGGTTGCAGCGAATAAAGCGAGCGGTCTATTACACAGGAAGGCATTTAGTGAGAATATTCTTGCTTTTAGTATTTTTCATAAGCAGCATCCTGACTCTGTTCTTTACCTTCATACTGACTGGAATCTTCTTGAGCTTATACGTGCTTGCGGTATACCTCAAGACTCGGTTATCTTCCCAAACTCGACAGAGTACCGCTACGGCATCCCACAAGAGCAATTAGCTGCTACATTCACCGGAATGGACGTGTTGCTCGCTCCTAGCTATGGAGAGGGCTTTGGAGTACCTACTATTGAGGCTCAGTCCTGCGGAACACGAGTAATCGGTTCTAGCTGGGCAGCTACGCCTGACCTAGTGGCAGAGGATGGCTGGTTAGTAGAAGGTCAGCCACAGTGGGACAACTCACAAGGCGCATGGTGGCAGATACCTAGCGTGCCGAGCATTGTAAAGGCACTAAACGAAGCTTACGACGCTCCTAGAGAGCGCTCAGAGGTTGCTAGAAAGTTTGTAAAGCAGTTTGACGTAGACAAAGTCTGGTACGACAGCTGGATGCCATTTCTAAAGGCACAACTAAGCTAGAATAGTAGCTGAGGAGTTTTCATGGCTATCACAAATGGGTATTGCACACTAGCAGACGTAAAAGGCGCTCTTAGAATCACCGACAGTGTTGACGACAGCTTGCTAGAGATTGCTGTTGAGTCTGCATCACGTCAGATTGACGGATATTGCGAAAGGGTGTTCTACAGCGAGTCAGATACGCGTATCTACACTCCTATCAGCTCTTACATCTGCGTCATAGACGATTTAGTAAGCCTGACAAGCCTAAAAACGGCTGACGACGCTGAAGGTGTTTTTGATACTGTCTGGCAGTCCGGAGATTACCAGCTAGAGCCTCTAAATGGGCGCTCAGGAGGCATTGACACACCTTCTACACAGATTAGGGCAGTTGGAGACTTCCTGTTCCCTACAGTCGGCGACGAGGCTACTGTAAAGGTTGAAGGCACATTCGGTTTCAGCGCAATCCCTATTGCTGTACGTCAGGCAACTATTCTGTTGTCAGCAAGGCAGTACAAGCGCTATGACAGCCCGCTAGGTGTGGCTGGCTTCTCAGACTTAGGTGTAATCAGGGTATCTAACATTGACCCAGACATCGCCAAGCTACTCGACCCATTCTGCAGATTGAGGATGGCTTGACAGACATAAATGCAGTTCGTAGTGCAATAGCAACGAACATAGGCACAATTTCTGGTCTCCGAACGAGCGCGGAGTTACCAGACAACCCGAATCCGCCAATAGCAGTTGTGCAGCTGGATACTGTCAACTACGATGAGGCGTTTCAACAAGGGTTGACGCTTTTCAACTTTACTGTTATGGTAATTGTTGGAAGGGCAGCGGAGAGACATGCTCAGCGCAAACTAGACGAATACTGCTCGCAAGGTGGTGCTTCAAGTATCAAACTTGCTGTAGAATCGGATAAGAGCCTTGACGGTAATGCTTACGACGTTCGCGTTGGAAGTATGAACAATATCGGCTCTCTGCAACTGAATGACCAAGAGTATCTGGCTGCTGAGTTTTCAGTAGTTGTATACGCATAAGGAGAATAAATTGGCAAAGTACGTCGTTACCGGAACACACGTCACCTTTAATGGGACGGACATTTCTGACGCCTGCGCTCGCGCTGAGCTGGTCATCAACTCAGCCGAGGTCGAGACAACCGACTTCGGAAGCGCTGGCTGGACAGAAGTAATCGGTGGATTGAAGAGTGGACAGGTTTCATTCGATTTCCACAATGACTTTGGAACAGGTGGAGTTTCAGAACTCTTCGCTGACCTAGTCGGAACTATCGGAACTGTAACAGTAAACCCACAGGGTTCTACAGCTTCCGCAACTAACCCTACCTACACTGCAGAGGTGCTTGTCACAAGCTTCACCCCTATCAGCGGTGCTGTGGGTGACCTAGCAACCTTCTCAGTGACATTCCCAACCACTGGTGAAGTAGCTTACGCAACAGCATAAGGAAACTAAATGAAAATCAACCTGCACATTCAGTTCGAGGACGGTACTGAAAAAGACATCACAGCAAACGCTGCTGACCTAGTCGCTTTCGAGGACAAGTTCAACATCAGCGTTGTAAGCATTGGCAATGAACCTCGTATGAGTTGGTTGCTGTACTTGGCTTGGCACAGCGAGTCACGTACAAAGTCAACCAAGCTTGATTACGAGGCATGGCTAAGCACTGTCGGCGAGATTGGGGCGAGTGACGACGACCCAAAATCCGAGGGCTAGGGGAATCCTCAGCCCACTGGTATCTTGCTGGCATAGCCTGTGAGACTGGTATCAGCCCTAGAGAGTTGATGCAGCTGGACGACAGAATGCTATGGACTATGTATAGATGGCTCGTAGCAAAGAACCAGCCCCCTAAGTCATAGGAGACCGCCCTTCGGGGCGGTTTTCTTTTAGGGTAAAATAGACTCAGAGATAGGCGGTAAATTGGCTGTAATGCGCGGTACTAGGACGGTTACCAGTAAAGTCGGTGCGGTAAACGAGTCTTTTCAGCAATCTGAGGTTTACATCAGTGACTATCGCTGGATTATCAAACAGCTAAACGAGATTGACAAAGAGATTCTAAAAGAGTTCCGCAGAAACCAAAAGAGAATCGCCAAGCCTGTTCAGCAGGGTATCCGCAAGAACATACCCCTCAGAGCGCCCCTCAGAGGCTCGTCAACGCGTCGAAACGGCAAGAGGTATGGAATGCAACAGGCAAAGATACCCGGACGCCTTACATGGGGAAATGGCAAGCCTGCGCGTAGTGCTTTGATTAGGGCAAGAAACCCTAAGAAGTTTACAAAGTCAGCTAGAACTGCCATTGTCGCGGTTGACGTCGTATCGCCAGCAACAGTTATGGCTGATATGGCTGGTAAGTCTAACCAGTACATAAACAGCAAGCCTAGAACTGAGCCTTATCGCTACACACTGCGCAACGGTGAAGTCATTATGAGAACTCACCGTATTAGGAATCAAGGGTTAGGTATGATTAGAGCATTGAATAAAGTGCCGTCAAGATTCGTCTATCCCGGAGCTTTGAGTCAATTAGACAAAGTAGCGCAAGAAATGTCGGAGTTGACAGATGATGCGTTAGACACTATTAAGAGAAGGATGGACAGCTAATGGCAGTCAGTAGAAAATTAGCGGTCGTCCTAAACTCAGGTTTTAACGACAAGGGAATCAAAGAAGCCAGAAAGAGCCTACAAAAGCTCGGCGGAACAATAAATAACGTCAGCAACACTGCTCTCAAGGCTGGTGCTGCTTTTGCTGTATTTCAGGGCGCAAGATTCCTAACAGACTTTGCTAGAGATGCTATTGAGCAGTCTAGAGACCTTGAACGTAACATGCAGGGTCTGGCAACAGTATTCGGTTCTGCGACGCCACAGATGGTGGACTTTGTTCAAGAGGCAAAAAATCTTGGTTTGTCACAGAGCGAAGCAGCTCAGGCAACTACCTTCCTTGGTTCGGTTCTAAAGCAGTCTGGTTTCTCTATTCAGGAGACTGCAGACCTAACTGAACGCCTCGTAAGACTTGGTACTGACCTATCTATTACCTACGGTTACGACGTACAAGAAGCCTTGCTTGGTATGACCGCCCTGTTCCGCGGTGAGTATGACCCGATTGAGAAGTTCGGTGTCGCCATGAAGCAGAACGAGATTGAGTCTGAGAAGGCTGCTCGTGGGCTTGAGGGACTTACAGGAGCTGCAGAGCGTCTAGCAGACCAGCAGATTCGGTTGGAGTTCTTGTTTGACCGCTCTAGGGATGCACAGGGAGCTTATCAAAGGCAGTCAGAGAGTCTATTCGTAGCACAGCAAAACCTTGAGGCTACTTTCAAGAACATGCAGGCTGTTGCCGGACAGCAACTGACACCTGTATTCGCAGACCTTGCTTTGGCTATGACGCCGATTGTTGACAGGCTTGCACCTGCACTGGCACAAATCTTTGAGCGCATTATTCCTACCGTTGTTGACTTCGCAGAAAACACTGACGAGGTAGAGCGTGTACTGAACAACCTCGTTGCAGGTGTTGTAAACGCTGTTGGATTCTTTAGCAATCTAGGTAACATTCTTGCCAATAACATCGAGCGCTTCTACGAGCTTGGGCGAGTTATCTTCCAAGTTGGAGTGACTGTAAAGGTTATTCAGGGCTTGACAATCGCGATGAACACATTGTCAATCGCTGCTTCAACCACGACTAGAAGATTCAGGATTCTTCGTGTAGCACTTATCAGCTCTGGTATTGGTGCTGCCATCGTTGCTGTAGGCTTCTTGGCTGAAAAGCTGTTTGCAGCCCAGCTAGAGACTGATGACTTAGCGACTAAAAAGCTCCCTAAACTAAACTTTCAACTCGGTCAGACCGCAGACAAGGCTGCTGAGGCTGCTGAGGGTCTAAGACTTTATGAAGGTGGACTACGAAGCATCCGCGCTATTGAAGAGGGTCTAGAAGACTTTGTCTATGACCCTATGGCTGGCTTTGAAGAGACAGTCACAGAATCTACTACGCCTGCTAGAGACGCAGTAGCCGACTTCTATTCAAAGATGAAGGATGAAGTCAAGAAGCAAGAAGCGCAAATCAAGCTTGAGAACCTTGGCGCTACCTCAGGGCTTATTGACCAAATACTCGGTGCTGGCGAAGAGTGGGAAAAGGTCTTTGACCGCGTCATTGAAAATGGTAAGCAGTCGGTTGCAGAAGCACAGGTTCTTTTTGAACAAACGGCTGCAGGTCTTGCAGAGATAAATGCACGTATTGAAGCAGACAATGCCGAGCTAAAAGAAGAGTACGACAGGCAAAAGGCAATCTTTGACCAAGCGAAAGCAGAGTTCGACAGCTTCAAAGCCTCTGCACTCAGTGCAAGGGATGGCTTTACTGAGTTCCTAAGCTCTATGGATGCATTGCCTACGTTTGAGCGTGAGATGGGCAAGTTTGAGCGTCAGGTAACTAACGACTTTGAAAGCCTAGAGCAAAAAGCCAAGGACGCTTTTGACAACGGCTACTTGCTGCAAGAAAGCTACAACAACCTAATCAGCTACGCACGCAGTGAGTACGGAGCGCTACAGCAGATTGCAAGACAGCGCGACCAACTACTAAACCGTCGTAACCTTGCTGATGCCTTGCTGAAGGACGTTAGAAACGCTACTGTCAGTGCCGGAAACATCACAAACATTCTGCGCAACACTCAGGAAGAGACGCAGCAGATAGACATGACCAAGGTTGTACAGGACACTGTACAGGCTGGTAAGAATCTAAAAGACTTCCGCGTCACAATCATTTCTGACTTTGTAGAGCCTATTCAGGAGGCTGCAAGCAAGTCTGACATGCTCGTAGAGGGCTTTAGAGGTGTTGTAGAGCGCACAAGGACATTCGTAGACAACCTAAAGGCACTACGTCAACTCGGTCTAGACCCACTGCTGTTCAACCAGCTAGTACAGGCTGGTGTTGAGGCTGGTGGAGAGACTGCACAGGCTTTGGTTGACGGTGGTTCTGAGACTGTCAACGAGGTAAACGGACTATTCAGAGAACTTGACGAGCTAGGTAAAGAGCTAGGCGAAAACACCGCTCAGGTTATGTACGGCGAAGGTGAGAACTTTGTCAACGGAATCATTGAAGGTCTTGACTCGCAACTCGGTGCGCTAGAAGAAACCGCGCGTAACCTAGCTACAGTCTTTGTAGATACATTTACGTCAATTCTTGAAGCTGGCATTCGTAAAGCAATCGCTGCAGCCAAAGCAGCTATGCCTGTAGAGCCTACAGAGCCTAGCTACAAACCTCCATCAACAGGCGGAGGCGGAGGCGGAAGCACTAACGGAGGCGGAGGCGGAAGCAGTTCAGTTGCCGATGAAGTTAAGAAAACTACTGACGCCGTAAAGCAAAGCGCTAAAGAAACTAAAAAGCTATCTGACGTCGTACAGAAGGCTACAAGCCCAGCTACAGGTGTACCCGGAAGCATCTTTGATAAAGCAGCTAGAGATATGCAGGCTAAGGAAATACAAAAAGCATCAAATGACCTTGGACGTGCAGCAAATGCACTGGCTAAAGAAAAGACAAACATCTTCCCCGGATTCTTTGGCGGAGGAATCAGCACTGACATGGCTGCTATAGGCGCTATATCTAGAGGACGCACAAGTCCGATTATTGTCAACGTAACTGCAAGCGACAGAGCTGGTGGAACTAAGGCTGGTGAAGCAGTAGCTAAAGAGCTAAACTACTATGCTGGTAGAAACGGACTTTCACTCGGACAGCTGACGAGGTAATAGATGGCGATACCAAATCCTAAGGTAGAGGTTGGTTTTGACCTAACCGACAGCCCTATCGCGCCTTTCTTTCGCCTAGACGATGACGAGGCAGGACGACTAGACAACACTGAGTACAGACTCGGTGGAACTATCTTCTTTGACGTAACAGACAGAGTACGTAATTTCAGCATCCGTAGAGGACGCCCTAATCAGTTCGCCTTCAACCCAACAGCACAGGCAAACATAGAGTTCAACAATCACGACAGAGCCTTTGACCCGCTCTATGCAGACTCCCCTTTCTTTGGCAACATCGTGCCACGTCGAGAGGTTCGTATCACCTCTAACGACGAAAGAGTATTTACAGGCTGGATTGACGACTGGGATTTGAGCTACACACCTGATGGTGACAGCACAGTAACAGCTGTAGCGCTTGATGCCTTTTACATCTTGGCAGGACAGACATTAGACGAGTTCACACCGCCTGTAGAGACCGCTGACGCACGTATTAACAGAATTCTAGATAGACCCGGAGTAAATTGGGCTGACTCTTTGAGAGATATCGAGACGTCGGCTCAAAACATGGGCAACTATCCAATTTCTGCAGAGACAAATGCACTGAACTACCTGCAAAGAGTTGCTGACAGTGAACCCGGCTCTATCTTTGTAAACAAGACTGGTGATATTGCTTTTGCAAACCGGACGAAAGCACCTCGTAGCACAAACCTAATTACACTCGGTGAAGGCGGTATTGGCTTTGACAATCTAAGAGTTATTTATGGTTCTGAGAATCTATATAACGAAGTTGTCGTTACAAGGCAAGATGGCGGAACAGCAATCGCCTCTAACTTAAACTCGCAGTCAGCTTACGGTGTTAGAACATTTGACGTCACTAACCTGCTTGTAGAGACAGACCAACAGATTGCAGATATAGCTCTTGAGTACGCATCACGATTTAGCGAGCCAGAATATCGCTTTGACAGTCTTGAGATTGACCTACACAAGCTAGACTTAGCTGACCAAAACAAGATACTCGGTCTTGAACTCGGTTCGATTGTAGAGGCAGTATTTACACCTAACGGCATAGCACCCGCTATTGACCGTTACCTAGAAGTAATCAACATCGAACATCAAGTTCGTACAGATACCCATTACGTTACACTCGGTTTCTCCGAAGTAGTTTACGCGCCACTGGTTTTGGATGACCCAGTGTTTGGTAAGCTAGACGTAGGAACTCTTAGCTGGTAAAGGATACCAATGCCCTATTTAGAATTTCAAGCAAATCAGGTTCTTACCGCAGCTCAGGTAAACGAATACCTGATGAACCAAGCCATTATGCGTTTCGCAGACTCAGCTGCAAGGTCTTCTGCACTCGGTACTGCAGTTGCAGAGGGAATGTTCAGTTACCTCGATGACACTAATCAGCTTGAGGTGTATAACGGAACAGCTTGGACAGGAGTTGACACAACTGTCTCAGGGCTAAACGCAACAGCCATTGACTACACAATCACCTCGTCAACTGCGACTGCCTACACTCTCGGCACAGCAGATGCCAACACCTATGTTCGGTTGACTAACGCCGGAACTGTGACTGTCTCAACCGCTACGGACTTACCGACAGGCGACCAAGTAACAATCCTTGCTGACGGAACTGCTTTGACAATCACAACTGACGGAGCAACAATCGCAGGTGCAGGCACAGCAGGAACAG